TTCAGAGTTGATGAATATGGCCAAAAAACCAACTGCTACAGAGTTACAATTTGGAGTCAGTTAAAGACTCTTCCTGTACCTAATGCAAGTATTCATGCGGGGTCGTTGGTGAGTACTACCCCAGTCTCTGACAAATACCCCCCTAGTGTTTCTCAGCTACCCCCCCAGTCTTCCACAGCGACCCTAACTAAAACAATGTTATCTAAAACAAATAACTATAAAACTAAAGGGTTCGATACTTTTTGGAAAACCTATAGGAGTATCTCACCGACAATGAGGGTTGTATCACAATCTAAAAAGCTTGCAAAGGAGCAATATGCCAAGTTAAGCAGAAAGACACAGGAAAAACTTTCACGCTGTTTAGAGGCCGATATAAGGGCTAGGAGTAAACAACTTAAAAATGATTCTTTTGCTCCATTATTTCCTGATTGTTTCCGTTGGATTAAGAATGGCCAATATGAACAATATTTAGAGTTGCCAAACCAGCAAAAACCAAGTACATTTAAAAAACTTAAAAACACCCCTTTTTAAACCATGAGACACTCACCTTTTGAAGCTAAAGCCTATGGAGGCTCTTATTTGTGCGATTTATCAGTAAAACGAAAAAGAAATAAAAAGCATAAAACAATTTTTTCTGAGATAAAAACTATCGAGGAAAAGAAATGAAAAATTATAAAAGAAGCCCCATTGATCGGGAAGTAACCTTTAAAGCACCCTATTACGAATGTCATGCTTGTAACGATTCTGGAATAATCCATAATTCTGATGGTCTAATCAACCAACACTTGCCTGATTATGATATGACCGACTCAGGAAAACGTAGTGGTGGACATGATTTAGCTCTTATTTGCTATTGTGCCGCAGCTAACGCAAAATACGATCAAGACAATCAGCTAATCTGTAAAGGCTACAGAGAACTTGATGGGACAATTAGAAACAATATTGGAGTAAATCTTGATATTGATGTTGTTCGAGAGATTCACAACATGAGAAAAGAAAGCTGGATAGAAACAGCCAAGACCATGAATAAAATAATTCAGAAAAACTTAAAAAATCAAAAAACAAAATTACCACCAGAAGTCCAAAAGGTAAAAGACCAACTTGCAAACTTTAAAATTAAATCATTATGAACAAAAGAGATTACATGAAAGAAATTAAAGACGCAGAAAAAGAACTTAAAGAGCTTCTTAGACAGGCAGATACATTCGAAAATAAAATAATAGTCAAACTTAGTGACATAAAAACTTCAGCATGAAATCATTATGAAAACATACAAATCTGCCATTTCTGCAAAAAATGAAGAAGAACATAAGTTTCAATTAAAATATCCGAATGGCTGTAATTTCAAAGAACTTAACGAATACAAGTGGCCTGTTAGACGAAAATGGGGATATTGGATATTTAGATCTACAACTCTTGTTTTAGAGTTACAAACAAAGAGAGGAGGATGGGCTTATGAAGTTGATCTAGAAAGAATTAATAGTACAGCACAAATGCTTGATTGGATTTTTCAACTTAACCATAAAAGAAGATATGGTGACAGTATTTATGGAAATGAAAATCAAGACTTGATAGGAGATTTGATACAAGCCTTCGATGATATTTTTGAACCACAAGGAAATTGTTGCTCTTGTGGTAAAGAAAAAGAATTTTCTGGATCTAAACTTGCCAAAGCATACGCAAAAAGATTAAAAGATGAAAAACAAAAACTTTAATCAATTCAATTCTGACCGCATTGCCGCAGCTAGAAAGCGGATCAATGACCTTTTACTACTAATCCAAAACTGGGAGAAACAAAAACCATGACTAAAAAACCTCAATATCCAAAACATGAAATTTGGTTTGATGAAGAATTAAAAAAATATCTTATGGTGTTTGATGGCTTAGATGGTGTTCCAGTTCCTTATGAACTTGAATTAAGCGAAATTGGTGCTGAAACAATAAAAACTGCTTTTGTAAATACTCCAATACATTTAGCAATGGGTAATTTTTGGAATTATAAAGACTTTCCAGATGATGAAGCTTTAATTAATTGTGAGCTATATAAAAAAGGCAGAAACCATATTTATTTGGCAAGCTATGATTTGTCCGCTTTGACTGCCCTTGCAAAAGTGCTTGCTGATTATAGATGCTGGGAAGAATCAGAACATAGTATAAATTTTATTAAATCGACAAAAACTAATGATTGACGCTACATTTAGAATAAATAAAACAATAATCCCATAGTGGCCAACGGCAGAACTACCAAGAATGAGCATGAGTTCAGAGTGAACAAAGTAGTTAAGCTTTTGTCTGTTGGTACTACTAGATCAGACATAATTCAGATTGCTTCGGCTGAGTGGGGTGTTTCAACAAGGACTGTTGAGAACTATATGCAAGATGCCAGAGAGATTTTAAAGAAAGATTTTGATGTGGATAGAAGGCAATTTACTGCGGAAGTTTTAGCTCAGTACGCATCACTGGCAAAAGAGGCTAGGAAATCAGGCCAGTTAACAGTTGCTTTAGGTTGTATAAACTCAATGGCTAAAGTAGGTCAGGTGATGACTTGAGCATCCTTAATCGAGAAGGTTCTGTTCTGGATCATGTAGGCAGTCACTACACTGATATTGATACTGATGAGTTGTTAGAAAAAATAAGAAACGACTTACATCCACCGCAGCAACAGTTCTTTGATAATCAAAATGAGATTGTTGGCCTTTCTGCTGGATATGGAGCAGGGAAAACTAGAGCTTTGTGCAGTATGGCAGTTAAGTTAGCTGCATTGAACATAGGCTATATCGGTGCTGTTATGGAACCAACTGCTCCGCTTATTCGTGACATATGGCAAACAGACTTTGAGTTATTCCTTGAGCAGTATGAAATCCCATATACCTTTAGAGCTAGTCCGCTTCCAGAATATACAATGCACTTCAAAGAAGGTGACAGCAAACTACTCTGTAGATCCTTTGAAAATTGGTCGAGAATTATTGGTTTAAATTTATCGCACGTTCTTGTTGATGAAATAGATGTAGTTTCTCCAGTAATAGCTGACAAAGCCTTCCCTAAAATACTTGGACGACTAAGGGCTGGTAATGTTCGCCAGTTTTGTGCAGCCAGTACACCAGAGGGATTTAGGTGGTTATATAACACCTTTGGTACTGATGAAGCAAAGGAAAGAACAGATAGGCAGTTAATCAAGATGAGGACTCAAGACAATCCACATTTGCCTGATGATTTTATTGAACGTATGCAAGCCAACTATGACCCATCAATGTTGCAAGCCTATCTCAATGGAGAGTTTGTCAATCTCACAACTGGTCAAGTCTATGATCGCTTCACGAGAGAAAACAATATGACAAATATTAAGCCTGATATTGGCCTTCAACCATTAAGAGTTGGTCTTGACTTCAATATTGGAAACATGAACGCAGTTATTGGTATTGTCCAAGATCAAAAATTGTTAATATTTGATGAGATTAGCGGCTCCCACGATACTGATTCCCTAGCACAAACCATTAAGTCCAGATATCCTATGAACAAGATATACGTTTACCCAGATGCAAGTGGAGGCAACAGAAGCACTAATGCGAGTCAAACAGACATTCAAATCCTTGAAAGCTATGGGTTCAGCAATCAAAGCCCTCGTTCCAACCCGCCAGTCAGAGATAGGGTTTCTTCCGTACAGGCTTTACTATGTAACGGCAAAGGGGAAAGCCGTTTACAAATCCATGCCAGTTGCAGAAAGCTAATAGAGTCAATGGAACTCCAGAGCTACAACACTAAGGGAGAACCAGATAAAGAGTCTGGTTATGACCACATGGCTGATGCTGTGGGTTATTTAATCTGGAGAGAGTTCAATCCATTATTTGCTCGTGCGGGCAGACCTACAGGGATTAGAATATATTAAGAACATGGTACTATTGAGGCAAAACTGTGTATAGCTCACTAAATATCTACAATCAACCGATAACTGTAGCTCCTACAACAGTAGCTAGTCCTAATGCGGCATATCAAAGAATGTCTCAATTTTGGGATTTGATTATAGATTTAAAAGAAGGTACATACAAAATTAGAAGCGAACATAGAAAATATTTACCACAGGAAGCAAGAGAAACAGACGATAGTTATGACGTAAGACTTAGTAGGTCAACAGTAGTACCATATTTACAGCGTATAGAAAAAATGTTATCAGGAATGCTGGTAAGAAAGCCAGTAAGACTTGATGACGTATCTGACTTAGTAAGAGAGCAACTATTCGATGTAGAT